TCCCGGATTTTTTTCATGACTTCATCAGCTATTTCGCAGGTAGAAATAGCGTATTTAGACATAAAATCAAACTCAGGCTTATCTTCTTCCCATGCCTCTTTAAATTCATCCGGCCGCTTTATTACTATTCCGGATATTAACCTTGTCCTTTTCAGGATTTCAAGGCAAACATCCGCAGCCTGATAAAACTCTTTCTGTTCAGGTGTTAATTCTTTCTGTTCTTCGGTTAGGGATATACATGAAACATAATCCCCTAACAGGTCGACAATTTTTTCTTCAGTTCCCATTGTTTTAAATTTTAAAAAAACAGAAGAACATTACTGTTGGTTCGATTTAAGACAATTAAAGGCAATCAGCCCTATATATATTTCAATTCCATTACAGTAATGTTCTTTTAAAAATCCCTTCTGCTGGTACAATTCAAGGCATAATAAAACAGCCACATACATATTTCAATTCCAATGCAGAAGGGATTACAAATATACATTATTATTTGGAATTGTAAGTAGTGTTGAAATAAAAATGTCCACTGTTACGGTTCAATTAAAATTTTTAAAAGGGACACTTTACCTCTTAAAAAACAAATTTCAATTCCGGTTACAGTGGACACCACAAATATATAAAATTGGAAGAAAATACACCAATAAAGGTAAAATAAATTATTTTTATGCCTCAAAAACTTATGCTAACAAACTGCCTGACATAAGTTTTTAGATTAACATATGCTCAGGCACCTAAACCCTAAGCAGGCAAATTCCTTTATTTTAGAGTTCAACAGTAGTCAGGAATGGATCACCTGGATACTGAGTCTTTAAGAACACAAAACCATCCGACTCTACTTCACTCTTCCCAAATTTGTAATCAGGGAAAGTTACATTTTTGTACGCTGTAAGAACTTGCTCAGCAAGTTCTTGCTCTACCTTTTCGTAGTTAACGCTATAACCATTAGCGTCATCGTCTAAAATTACAGACCTCCAGTTATTTCCATCCCAGTAATTGTAGGCTAAGGCTTCTGTGTAAGCCTCGTTTTCATCACGCCAGTTTTCAACGAACTCTTTAACAGAGTTGTCTTCACTTTCAATAATATCTTCTGCTGCATCCTCTTCTACCTCAAACCCTGCAACCCTTAAATCGCTCAGGAATTTTTCCCGTAGTTCGGTGCAGTAGTTGTTTTCCAGACAATAGTCCCCGGCATTTTCTTTGCCGATTTTTTGTCCAAATTTGTCATAGCACTCCGACAGGAGCACCGTTTCAAACTTATTCCCTTCGATAATATACATCATATTATCTTCTTCTCTTTCATTTCTTCTCAGTACGATTAAATTCATCATTTTTTTAGGTTTTTAAATTCATTATAAACCTGATTCAGATCAAACTGTCTTAAACAGTTTGCATCCTGTCCCTCATATTCACCGTAAACTCCAAATACAACCCCTTTATAGAGCATAAAAGTGACATTGAAGTTATTTTCGCCATTACTTTCGAAATTTTCCACTTCGGTAGCTTCTGCCATTTTTAATACGTCTTCATCCTTATCCTGTACAAACGGGCGTTTTTCAATACCCAAGTCCCGATACATATCTTCAGGAAACATAGTGTAGTTTTCCAAAATTTCAGCAACCTTATTACTAATTTCTATTTTTTCGTTGTTTACGAAAACTGCCTTACCTGTTTTGTAGTTATAAATTTTCATAGCCTTATTTTTATTCAAATCATATATTTATTATTTCAATACAAATATAAAAACATAATTTGAATTACACAAATATTTAATCAAAAAAAATCAAATTATTTTTTGACAATTTGATTTGTTTGTAAAACCATATTTTGAAAATAAATTTCTATCTTTGCATTAAATTATAATTTAAAGCAATGTTAAGAGTACAGGAGATTTGTAAGCAGCAAGGTATTTCTATGCAAATATTAGCGCAGCGACTGGGAATTACTTATCAGGCTCTTTATGCCGCAGTATCAGGGAACCCAACAATTGGTAAATTGAATGAAATCGCCAAAGCATTAGGAGTTAGCATTGTCGATTTAATAGAAGAAGAGAAAGTCCCAAATACCATTGTTTGCCCCAATTGTGGAAAAAGGTTTAGGATGGAAGAATAACTCTTTATCTTAAACCTTTTTTTTCTGTTTCAGCAAGTTGAAAATATAGTCTCTGCCGGTATGCCTAACACCCGGCTGATTAGTGCAGCGATTGGCAAGGTAGGTAAAGACCGCCCGGCAAGATAATCGCTAACCCTGGAAGGGCTTACTCCAATTTGTCTTGCCAATTCGCTTTTACCCATCCCTTTTTCTTCTATTGCAAGGCCTATAAGATCAGCTAATGTCGGTTTCCCGATTGGAAAATGTTCTTTTTCGTACGCAATAACAACCTCCGACATCAAAACAAGTTCTATGGCTGCCGGATCGTTAGCCGGCATGTCGTCGCTAACAACCGGGAGTAACTCCTCTACCCTTTTTTGTGCAAACTCGTATTGCTCCTTTGTTATCTTTTTCATATATCCATTATATAGTAGAACAATCTATTTTATCATACTCTGAATGAGTACCCACAAACCGGATAAAAATATAGCCTACTGTAAACTTAATTACCACAACCAGGCGATATTTATTACCACGAATATTGAATACATAGTGTTGGTTACCGACATAATCAGTCGCTGGGAAGTCTGCTTTAATGTCCTGCAAATTTTTCCATCCCGCTTTTTCAGCAACATCATACCATCTTTGTAATGCAGCTCTGGCATCTTCCCTGCCTTTGCTCTGGTAAAACTCTTTTAATGTACGATGCGAAACTATTCTCATTGCCTTTATTCTATAAAGCAAATATACTTCATTCTTTTGATATATAAAAATATTTTCCGGTAACTTTTTTATAATTCAAAAAGTTACCGGAATTATTTTATATTTCACATCGAATAGAATACAACAAATTGTATTATTATAAACAAATTGTTTGTTTTATTGAATAGAAGTATGTAATTTTGTTATAAATTAAACAAACTGTAAAAATGGCTGCACCAAAAGGGAATCAATTTTGGAAATTAAGAAGTAAACATGGGCGAGACAAATTATTTGCCACGCCCGATCTACTTTGGCAAGCAGCCTGTGAATATTTTGAATGGTGTGATAAACATCCCTGGTATAAGTCGGAAGCAATAAAAAATGGTAAGTCGGTCGGGAAGATTGTAAAAATACCCACGGAACGACCTTACTCGTTAATGGGTTTCTTGGTATATATCGGAACCTCGCCGTCGTATTGGTATGATTTTAAGGCTGCTAACCATATAGATTTTTCCTGTGTCATTTCTGAAATTGAAAAAATTATAGAAACGCAACAATTTGAAGGTGCTGCAGTAGGTGCTTTTAATGCTAACATAATTTCCCGCAAACTGGGCCTTATTGATAAGCAGAATATTAGCACGCCGGAAGGAGAAGCTATTAATATTCGTTCGACAATAGATACACACAGAATTATATTCGAAAACTACGACAACGAAAAGGAGGAATAATAATGGACCTTGTTTTCCGCTTTAATCGTATTTATGCACCTGTTTTTAATACAGACAAGAGGTATATAGATATTTGGGGCGGACGTGGCCGGGGTGGTTCACATTTCGGGACAGATTATTTTCTAAATCTTATAACGCAACCTAAATATTTCCGTGGCTATTTTGTCCGGCAGGTTTTATCCGACGTCCGGGATAGTCTTTTCCGGGATTTTAAGGACCGGATTGAAGAAAATGCAAGTATTAATATCAACGATTTTCAGATACGCGATAATGACATGCGTATAACTTACTTACCGACCGGCAATACAATTTTAGCAAAAGGAGTTAGTAAGGACGGAAGCAGAACAGCCAAAATGAAATCCTTGGCGGGTGCTACGCATGTCTTAATAGAAGAATGCGACGAAATTGGCGAATCAGACTTTGATCAGCTTGATTTGTCGTTGCGTACAGTTAAAGCGGATAAAGTACAAATTATAAGGATATTTAATCCGCCTTCGAAGCGGCATTGGATCTGGAGGGATTATAATTTAATAGAAAGTGATATTGAAGGATTCTTCCGTGCTATCCCAAAGGCAACTTCCGATGTCCTTTCGGTATGGAGTACTTACAAAGACAATATATCTAATATTCAGAAGTCTACAATATCGAAATTCGAGTCTTTTTTAGAAAATAACCCTGATTACTATTATAACCAGGTTTGTGGATTAATAAGCGAAGGTTCTAAGGGTAGGATTTATTCCGGATGGCTCCCGATTCCGGATTCCGAATATAATAAATTGGATTTACCTAAAGTATATGGACTTGATTTTGGATACAGTAATGATCCTAATGCGTTTGTAGAGATAAAATACGACGGGCAATATCGGTATGTAAATGAACTACTTTACGAAACAGGATTGGATAATTTAGCTTTAGCACAGCGTCTGTATGCTTTAGGGATAAGAAAAAATAATCTGATTATTGCAGATACAGGGAACGGAGGAGATCTTAGGATCGCAGAAATCCGGCGCGGGTGGAAAGAATTTCCTGAATTGAAGTTTAATATAGTCCCAGCAATAAAAGGCCCTGGTTCAATAAAATTCGGTATAAACAAGATAAAATCAGCCAAAATTTACCTGACTGAGTCTAGTGCTAATGGATGGAACGAATATCAGGAATACAAATGGCTCCTTGATGCCGATAAGCTCCCTACCGATCAGCCTGTAGATAAATTTAACCACATCATGGATGCAATACGTTATACAGAATTAGCCAAGGGATCTTATTTTTAAATTCAACACATTGTTATTATTTAAACATTTTGCATCAAAAATATTGCTTAAAATATTTTTTATATATATTTTTGTTTGAAATTAAACAAGCGATGGGTTTCTTAAATAAACTAAGGAATTTCAGTTTTAGGAGCAAACTAAATGTTGGGTCAGGGATAGATTCTATCGAAGAAGCTATCCGAAATTATTCTTTTATGGAATGGCGTCCCGGTAATGGCCTGCCTGATATCCACATCGATTTAGACTGTATAACAGGTATTACGGAAGCCTATAACAAGTGTTCTTCAATTGCTACAATTATAAACCGTAACTCTTCTGCGCTTGTTAATGGCAAATGGTGGTTAACGGATAAAAAAGACAATGATGTATTAAATAAATACAAAGGAATTGCCGCATTACTGGATAAACCTAATCCAATTCAATCTTGGTCGGAGTTCTTAATGCTCGTGGATGTATACAGGCAATTGTATGGGGAAGCATTTGTTTATGCTGTAGTCCCGGATGGATTTTCTATACAGGATGCTTCGGCACTTTGGGCGATAAATCCAAAGTACGTAAGTATAAAACTATCCGGTAAAATGTATTTGCAATCTAATGCCGACGAAATAATAGAAGGATATATCTTAAGTGTTAATGGGACAGAAATTGAAGTAGATAGTAGGTATGTATTGCATATAAGGGATGTGAACCAAAACATTAACATGTCTCCTAACGATATCCGGGGACGTTCCCGTCTTGTCGGGCTAGATAAATCCGTAAGAAACATTATACAGGCAGAAGAAGCTATTTATGCACTTAACAAAAACCGTGGAGCCCAAGGGATATTGGCAAACCGATCCAAAGATGCAATAGGACATCAGCAAATTGACGACAAAGAAAAAGACAGACTACAACGTAAATTTAATACAAATTACGGACTTCGGTCTAATCAGGATACTGTAATTATTACTAATGCAGATTTAGCGTGGCAGCAAATGTCTTTTAATGTAAAAGACCTTATGTTGTTCGAGGGGATAGAAAATAATATAAAGAGGATTGCCGAAGCATTTAACTATCCGTTTGAACTTTTAAATACAACAAATATAGCTTATTCAAATAAAGTAGAGGCTAAACGCGAACTTTATCAGGGGAATATAATTCCTACTGCAAAAATATACGCAGAAAAATTCACTTCTTTTTTCCAGATCGATCGTGCATTTTTCGTCGTCGATTTTGCAGATGTAGAATGTCTTAAAAAGACGGAATCAGAGCGGGCTGACACTATATATAAGCAAAACCAGGCATTTAAAATTGCATACGAGCAAGGTGTAATAAGCCTTGCAGAATGGCGTTTAGCTATCGGCATGGATGAAGAAATATATAAACCGGATAAAACGGCAAAAAATATAACAGAAAATGAGCAAGAAACAGGAGAAAATAGAAGCGAAGAAAGCAATGAATAGCAATAAAGTATTGGTGAAATACTTTTCTGCTAAAGAAATGAAAGATGTGGACCCGGACAACCATATTATCGAAGTTAAATTTGCCGCTTATGGCATGCCTGACAGCGACCGGGATATCCTGATCAAAGGATGTTTTTCCAAATCAATTTCAGAACGAGGTCCTGAATCGTCGACGAACAGAAAAATAGCTTTTCTTTGGCAACATGACATGCACGATCCTATTGGGAAAATTATAAAAATTGAAGAAAAGGATGACGGTGCCTATGCGACTGTACGCCTCAGCAATTTTGATGCTGTGCCTAATGCCAAGCGTGCTTATTTTCAGCTTAAAGATGGCGATATAAATCAGTTTTCTTTCGGCTTTAGCTATGTCTGGGATAAGATAGAGTACGATGAAGAAAGTGATACATTTATTGTCAAGGAAGTAAAATTGTATGAAATCTCCGTTGTTACCCTGGGTGCAAATGAACTTACTGAATATATAGGGGAATTGGAAAATGAAGATGAAATAAAGAGTTATCTAAAAGAAATATTAATTAAAGACAAAAATAAGTTTAACAAGATCAAACAGATCATCGTGGATATTGAAGCCGAGCCGGAGCAAGCGGGACAGCCACCACTCACTTTAAATCAGGGAAATATGTTTGAAAAACTAGCAAAATTAAGTGAAAATGAAAAGAATGATTAAAGATTTGAGAAAAGGAGGTTTTGCGGGTGCAAAGGCCCGCTATAGCTTTCGATTAGTATGTATTTGTTTCGGATTAATTGCCGTGGCTGCACTATTGTGTGTACTTTCCGGTGGAATTGGTTTAGGTGCAGGTGCAGTTTTAGCCGGGGTTGTCCCTGTTGGTTTTGCGTTACCGGATGGGGTCGATTTCAATGAAAAGGAAAGAGCCGGATTAAAAGCGCTGGCAGATCATTTTAATGCTCAGTTTAAATCTTACGTTGATAATAAAATCAATGAGGAAAAACTGATGGAGAAAATGCAGGAAAAATTAAAGAGCTGGGCTGACGAAAACGGAATCTCGAAGGAGGCTTTTGAAAAAATGCAGAGTTCTTTGAAAGAACAGGGGAAAACAATTACCAGTTTGAAGGAGCAAGGAGTGCCGGTAAAAGGAGCACGAGGTTTAAAATCCGCGTTTGAAAAGAATTACGACAAATTTGTATCTGCGGTTAAAGATAATAAAGTCGGATTTTGTATAAAATCTGTAGATGAACATACTGCAGCAAACATTCAGACTACATCCAATAGCATAACCACTACTTCCGGAGCAACTCTTGCGGAAGAAATAGGAGAGAATAACGAATTATTTATGAAACGGCGTGGCCGGGAATACATCCATGATATAGCCAATGTTACCGTTGTTGATGAAGTGCCTGAATCTTTTAACTTTTACGAAGAAGGAGACGAAAAAGGAGCTATTGCCGTTGTGTCTGAAAATGGATTAAAACCACAGGTACATTTAAGCCTGATTAAAAATAAAGTGGATGCAAAAAAAGCTGCTGGTTATATCGTTGTTACCGAGGAAATGCTAAAATGGCGTTCGCGTGCCTGGGCCCAAATTCAGCGTCTTTTTAATGATAAAGTATGGAGAGACTATGAGAAACTATTGACAGAAGATTTGCTGTCTAATGCAACTGCTTACACTACCACAGCGCTCGATGATACAATTGCTGCACCGACTGATTTTGATGCAATAGTTGCTTCAGTACTGCAACTTGAAAGCTTGGAATATAGACCGGACGTGCTGATTATTAATCCTGCGGATAAATGGAAACTTGCATTGACTCAGGCAAATAACGGCACTTTTATTCTGCCCTATATTCAGAATGGCGGAGAATTTTCTTTGCTTGGTCTTCGTGTAATTACTACTACCCGTATTGCATCCGGAACGTTCCTTATCGGAGAATCTGATACATGGTTTATTGAAGAAGAAGCACCACAAATAAGGACCGGGCTTGTTAACGACGATCTTATCCACAACCGGATGACAATTATCGGCGAATTATTCTTCCTATCCTATGTACCATCTAACAATGCCGGATCTTTTGTTAAGAGTACATTCAGTACAGTAAAAGAAGCATTAAAAGCTCCTGAGGCAGGAGTTGGAGGATAGATAACTCCGGGGCTTAGGTCCCCGGATAGTTTAAATTAGTAACATATTAAAAAATAATACAATGGAAACAAAGGTAGAAAAAGAAGCAAGAGTTGTTTATAAGGACGATATGGTAAAGATTGTTTATACAAACAAAAGTGTATATCACAAGGAAGGGGAAGAGGATTTTGTGCATCGGTTACAGGCCGAGAAGTTGGTAAAAAAAGGAGTTGCAAAAATGTCGCGCGGTAACTGATATGTTTCTGGATAACACATATTTTCAAGGAGAATTGTCGATCCCGAACCTGATATTCGTAGAACCGAAAGGAGTTGGAACGATGATCCAAGCCGTTAACGAACAGTCTTTCGATTGGTATTTGGGGAAATACGAAGTGAAATTCATGAATGAATTACTTGGTAGTGAGATGTATGCCAGAATGATGAAGGAGATAGAAGACGGGAATGAGTGGGGTAAGTTAAGGAATAAGATTTTTGTGTTTACAGGTTCGGGTAATAGCTATTCTCCTGCTGCAAACTATGTGTATTTTTACTCAATCCGGAGCATGCAGACACAGACATCACCCGAGGGAGAAGTTAGAGGCCGTAAAGATTATTCTTCTATCGTTTCTGTATCCCCAAAACTAGTAAGAGTATGGAACGATATGGTTGATATGATTGCGGATATCAGGGAATACGTAAATCAGAATGAAGTTCTGTACGGGAAATTGGGCGATGATGCAAGGTTGTTTAAATACATTAATACGTTTGGAATATGATTTCTCCTAATAAGCTTATCGGTAGCCTCGTTTTTCGTACTCGTAATGCGCTTGACTGGAATAAAGAGTTTAAGGACAATTTATTAAGTTATCCTTACAGTAAAAATTGTTTGGTAAACAATCATTTTTTATTGTGGCATTATCCGGGTACAAATAACGAGATATCGAATGCATTACTTGAAATCGGTAAGCATCCGAACGGAGCAAGACTAAAATTCCCTTCTTTTTTAAATTTTCAGCCAATCCGGCAAGAAAACAGGGGGAATGAGGTGACTATATTTTACAATATTGCAATTGTTGGTACTGTAAAAAGTACCTGGATGACTGAAAAACGGGAACACGAAGTATTTGGAAAGGTGCTCCGTCCTGTTTATGAAGAGTTTATTAGGCAAATACAAGCTTGTAGATATTTCAAAACAGACTATGGGAAACCTGATCATACATACTATGAAATTTTTACTACTGGAGAGAGCGCCGGAGAAATAATAAAGAGATACGGAGATAATATTGATGCAATAGAAATACATGGCATGGCTTTAAAGCTTAATACGAATCTGTGCAAATCCGATTTCCTTACAATCGAACGCGAGAATGCTGCAGTAACATCTGGTATTAAAGGAATTTTAAATTTTAGAGAAGAATGAGTATTGGACAAATTAAAAGTAATTGCAAAACAGCAACTCCCCTCACCGGGGCTGAAAGTTGTGCAAAACAGGAAGGGAAAGTATCAGCTTTGATTGTAACTGGCTTGAATGCGTACTTCCCTCTTGAAGAGACGGATTTTACCGATGAATTAGGAACCCATGTTTATGAATCCGGTCCTAACCGGATTTATCCGATTAAAAATATCGTTGGGATGACCATTTCCGGTGGGGATATCAATGCTCCGGACCTCGGTACATACGGAGGCCCAGCACCGACAAACCTAAATGTGAAAAACGTGGCTTATCAGATTAATGCCGGCGATTGCATGTATAAAGAACTGGCAAAATTTAATAAGCGGAAAGTACGTGTAATTAGAGTGGACGACGAAGGATATGCCTATGGTACAATAGTAAAAAGAGGAAGCGAATATTTTTTCGCAGGATATGAAGGAACTTTGTACACACAACGTACGCCGACAGATGGTTCAACTGCATATAATCTGTCTCTTTTCGTATATTATACTCCGAATAACGAAGATGAAGAAAAAAACATGGCTGCAATAAATGTTGGTCTTGTGAATGTCCCTGACGGACTTTTAGGTGTTACTTTAAAAAAAGGGACAGCGAGTGGCTCGGCAACTGTAATTACAGCATGCGGAGCAGAAGACATTACTTCGGAATATGGGGAGAAGTGGAAGGCAACGATGTTTTTAAATGCTTCAGGAGGATCCCCTACGACAGTTACATATAATCAATCTACCGGTACTTTGACATTTGAACCCGCTGCAGCATACAGGATCGCGCCGGCGTCTGTATTAAATGCAGATATTCCAGGGATTGAAGGTATCAATGAACTAACCAATCTGTCATGAAAGTTATAATGGGGAAATACGTGATAGACGTAAATGAAAGTGATATACGAAAGTCACGTAAAACATCATGGGTCAGCCAACGTGTGAAGGCTTTTGAGTGGACAGGGATTGACCGGGACGTACTTACAGAGAAATTTTCAGAAGTATTTGACAGTATTAAGGGATCTGATACCAAAGAGTCCGAATAGTTTTATTTTGTTATTTTATCTGGAGGGGGTGGGTAGTTCCACCCCTTTATATTATGGGGATAAGGGAATTAATAAGAAAATATACGAAAATTCAGGAAAATATAAAAAATATTCCTGCAGTAATTAACGGAATTGTAGCAAGGGATAAGGATATATTACTTTCCCTTAATAGAGATCAGATGTTGTTGGGACGTAATGCAGAAGGTGAAGTATTAACACCTTCATACCTTAACGATCCGTATTTTAAAAGCAATTTACAGGCTGAAGCATATGCCCGGATGAAATACAAACTCGAACAGGAGCATAAAGCGCGTATTGAAAATCCGACACTATATCCGGACAAAGACAAGGATACCCCCAATCTTATTGTGACCGGTCCGTTTCAGGACAATATGTTTATTTTACCGGAAGGAGAAAGTTTTATTATTGGCTCATCATATCGAGATTCAAACGATATAGAGAATAAATATAACAATCTTGTATTTGGGATATCTCCTGAATCAAAAGAATATTTCTATAAAAATTTTATCCATCCTGCTCTATTAAAACTATTACAATGAGTTGCGATTGTTTAAAGAAAAAGACTACAGAGGCTGACAAAATAATGAATCAGGCCCGTATTGAAAGTGAAATTGAAAAAAAAGATTATGTCGTATATGAAGAAGGGAACAAAACATTCTATGACCGGAAATCGTGTTGGCAAAAAGCGGGGAAACCTGGCAAAGTCAGAGGAATTATATTCTATTTACAGTAGTTGCTATGATTGTCCATTGAAGGTCTATATAGAAATTGTATGTAATAATAATCTGGATGCTCTTATAATTTCTGGGAATCCACCAAAAACAGTATTAGAAAATGCGAATAATAAAATAATTTCCGGCTATGCGGAATTATCAGGGAGTAGTATATCAACGAGATATAATGTTCTGCTTAAAGATATTTATTCATACAGATCTCAGATTGTCGGACTGACATTATGTCTGCAAATACTTCCTATTACTCCGGATGCTGCAGTTGGAAATCTTTCTAAACTTGGAATGAGGTGTTCCATCCCTGAGAATAATGAAGATATGGATCGTTTAATCAGAAAAATTGATTCCCGCATAAAAGACAGATCAATCCGGCTGAAAAAGGCACAAAAGGAATTTGATAGTATCCAAAAAAGTAATAAAAGTAAAGCAATAACCCCTAAAGATTTTTATGATCAGCTTGCGATAATAAGCCGGTGGGCCGGATTCAGAATTTCAGTGGACATTACGCTTGCAGAATATGCTGTATATATTAAGCAGATGTCGGAATATGTAGAACAGTCAAAATCAATGATCAATGGCAAGAAGTACTAAAAATATGGAATTGGTACCACAGGAGGTACTAAATGAATTGATGGCATTGGATGTCCAGTTAGACAAAACAAAATCTAATCTACTGGAAATTTTAAAACCGGTTGTTGATATTAATAATGAATTACAGAAATCAGCTACAAATTACAAAACACTTACCGATTTAATCAATAAACAGAATCAGGTCGAAGCCAAAGCTATTGCCGAATTAGAAAAACATCGGGATACAATTAAACAAATTAAAATTCTTCAGGACAAACTAAGTTCTTATCAGAGTCAACAAACTAAAGATATAGAAATGTTACGATCCGCAATAGAAGAACGTAAAAAATATAATGATGAAATTCAAAAGTCCGTAATAGCTAAACAAAAAGAATTTGAAGAGTCAACTAAAAGTGCAGATGGCATTAAACAGGAAGGGATTGCTTATAAAGAAATGGCCTCTGCAGCAAATAAAATCATAGGACTACGTAGTCAGAATATATCTTCACTGATAAAAGAACAAACAGCATTATCATCAGTAAAAGCAGAATTATCAAAGCTGAATAGAATAGAAAATGAAGGGAAAGAATTAACAGAAGAACAAGTCGCCAGAAAACGAGAGTTGATAAATTCCGAGAAAGAGCATAAACAAATAATATCAGGTTTAAATCAGGTGATTCAAAACGATATTAAACTGAATCAGGCTGCTTCCGGATCAATGAATGAAATGGCCCAATCTTTAAGTAAAGCAAGAATTGCATACCGGAATTTGACAGAAGAAGAAAGGAATTCACCATTTGGCCAAGAACTGTTAAAGTCAATACAAAAAACAGATTTGAAAATTAAAGAATTCGATGCATCTATTGGTAACCATCAACGTAATGTTGGTAATTATGCAGGAGGTTTTAATACTTTACAATATAGCGTCCAACAAGTTGCCAGAGAACTTCCATCATTGACAATGAGTCTTAGTCAATTTTTTCTGGCTATTTCAAATAACATACCGATCTTATCCGATGAAATAGTAAAAGCCAAGAATGCAAATGCAGCATTAAGAGCAGAAGGAAAGAAAGGGGTACCAGTTTGGAAACAGCTTATATCTTCCGTATTCTCCTGGCAAACAGCTTTAGTCGTTGGAATAACTGTAATTACTGCATACGGGAAAGAAATTAGTAATTTCTTTAAAGCATTGTTTGGAGCTAAGCAGGCATTAATCGAGGTAAGTGAAGTACAAAGGATATTTGGTGAAAATATAGCTAAAGATACAATTGAGTTGGATGTAATGATTGACAAATTAAAAAATACGACAAAGGGGACAGAAGATTATAACAAAGCCCGGATGAAAATAATTGATAAATATGGTGATTATCTGAAAGGGCAAAAAGATGAGATACGTAATCTAGAAGATTTGGATGCTGCATATAAGATATTAACTCAGTCGATAATTCAGAACTCTATTCAAAAAGGTTTACAAGAAGCTAATTCCAAAATGATAGAAGAATATAATAAAGGGATGGAATCTGCGTTAGGTGGTGTACTTGAAAAATTTGAGGAAAAATATGGTAAAGAAAAGGGAGCTGAAAAATTTATGACTTTTAAAATTGGGATTACATCCGATGATAAGGAGTTAAGAGAGGCTGCAGAAGAAATTTACAGAGAATTTAATGAAAGAACGATAGGAGCACGAACTAATGAATTAAGCAAAGCATGGCTCAATATAAGTAAAACAAATGAAAAATTGAAAGAAACTCAGAAGACAATTTCAATAATGGAAAATTCTTATCGTAAAGTTTTTGGGACTGATACGGTTAAGAAATCAGATTCATTGCTTGGGAAGCAGCAGGCTTTAAGGAAAGAAGCAGAATTGTTACCTGAAAGTACAGAAGAGGAACTCAAATTGAAAAATAAACGTTTAAAGCAAATAGATGATGAAATAAAACGCCTTAAAGAGCTTGGTATAGAAACTGACAAACAAGCAAAGTCGAGAGAAAAAGAGGAAAGAAAAATTCATGATTATATTATAAAACTTCAGGAGAGGGAAAGAAATGCTTATAACCAAATGCTTTCTCTGAAAGAGAAAGAAGGTAGCGAAGCTAATAAAAGAATCGTTCAGGATGAAAGATTTTCTTATGAGGAACGCATCGAGGCACTGAATAAATATAGTGAAGCTTTAAAAGCATCTGTAAAAACCAATGCATATGCTCAAATTGAGAAATTAATAAGAGAAACAACTATCGGATTAGGTAAAGATCCGGATAACGAAAAAGACCGGGCTGAAGTTGCCCAGAAGGTTTCAAATCAGGTCCTTTTAATAAGACAAAAAGAGGCATTGGAAATAGAAAAGATTACAGAACAGAGTGCTAAAACCCAATTACAAATAGAGGAAGATAGAGTAAAAAAAATGCTTAAGTCTGTTCAGGAAGAAGCAGATGCGCGAAGTAGGGCTATATCCGGGAAAGAATCAACAGAATACGATTATCTGGCCAAAGATTATAAAAAAGGTTTAATGTCCGAGGAATTGTATCAGTCTAAAAAAAAGGCTATTTCGGATAAATATGCTTTAATACGTTTTGATGAAGAACAAAAAATGTTGGAGCAACAATTAAATACTTTTGGTCTGAAAGAAGAAGAAAAGAATGATATTGAAAGACGTTTGGCTGACAATCGCCTAGAATATGAAAAATGGGTAAATGAACAAGAGATTGCTGCAGCTGAGGCATTGGCAGAAAAGAAAAAAGAGCTTTTGAAGGATGTATTCAATTTCGGTCAACAGCTTATCGAGCAACGTTTCCAGAACCAACTTAATGCCCTTGAAGAAGAGTCTGAGGCAAATGATGAATGGTCTGAGCGTGAGAAAGAACGTATTGACCGTTTGGAAGAAGCCGGTGCAATTTCAAAAGAGCAAGCGGATGCCAGAAAAGCAGTTGTGGATGATCAGGCTGCAGCCAGAGAAAATGAATTAGAGAATAAACGTGCTGAAATAAGGAAAAAACAAGCTGTATTTGAAAAAGCTATTGCAGTGGCAGATATTATGCGAGAGCTTGCTTCTGCGATTTTTAAAATTCAAGCAGAAGCTGCAGCAGCTGCTGCGATTCCTTTTGTTGGGGCTGCATTAGCAGCAGCAGCTTTAAGTCAAATACCTTGGATAATTGCAATGGCTGGAGTACAATCTGCAACAGTTCTAGCAACTCCTATCCCTGAATATGCACAAGGTACAGAAGATCACCCGGGAGGTCTGGCTATTGTTGGAGATGGTGGAAAATCTGAAATGATTATAGCAGGAGGAAAAGTTTTCCGCACTCCATCGACGGATACACTGGTCGATTTACCGCCTCATTCTGTCGTATTACCGGATTTTAATGCGGGAATGAATACATTGAAAGCTCCTGATATCCATATGAGTGATCGGGCTATTTCTTTTGAAGAACTTTCAGCTTTATTAAAGGAGGGTAACCAAAAAACTGATACATTATTAAAAATGTTCCGTCAGAACATTAAAAATGAGTTGTATGCAAGAGAACTAAATAAAGTAAATCGTATTACAAGATGAAAATAGTAAGAGATTATATAAAATGTGTAGTTATAGAAGGGGGAGCATATGAAAGAGGGGAATTTGCCGGCAATAGGTGGTGTAGAGTAAATGAAAATGGAGAATTTGAAACCTATGAATATAGTTTGTCAAGACTATATATATTAGATAACAGAAAAAAAGATGGGACGTTAGGGCTATATAAGCAAGTTGAATACAATGGATATTTAAGGGATAGCGCTGAGATTGTAATGCTTGATTCCAATTTAAATGTTTTGGACCATATTAAAAATACGGGGGATGGACCTATAACTAACGTAGCATTCAATATACCTGAAAATTGCAGGTATGTATATTTATCTTGTGCGTCAGATTACGAAAAGAACTACTACTTAAGAGTTTTTGAGGGAGATTTTATTGATGTAACTCAAAGTATTGAAAATCTGGATTCTTTGGAGAATGTATTGTCGCGTGATGGTGTATCCGGTGTTATATCAGAGGTTTCTTTTGAAATAAGTTTTGTTTTATCTGCAAAAGATTTTGTAAAAGACATTTTCTTCCGTAAAGGACTTTATGGGAAAGCTTTGTTAAAAATTTATCGGAGAGGTAATTTTGACAATGATTACAAACTAATAAAAGATATAAATCTTGATTTTAGTACATACCAGGAATATGCAGATCGGGTTACAGTGGAAGCAGCAAAATTTGATTTACTTGAAATAATTAATTCAGAGGGGAAAACAAAATATGAAGTACCAGTATCAGAAATCGCTGATACTAAAAAGTGGAAGTATGAAAGAATGAATTTTATTAATAACGGTGTTTATGAATTGGTTACTTCGGATATGACAGTTGCGCAAATAACTGACCTTATTGCATTTTCTTTGAATTTATCAAGTAGTGAATTGGTTCCAGGGGAAGAAATAGACTTTGTCTCACAAACTCTAACTTATGGAAAAACTAATTATTTCATTCAAAATAATGGAGAATCAGTAAATATGCACATAAAAATGATGTTTAAGTTTATTTTTGAAGGGGAAATTAAGGTACATAATCCATTTGAAACAGAAATTGATAAGAATAGCTTACTTAGTATTCAATTATACCGACTTTCATCTGAAGGTAATTTTAAAGAAAGTATTAAAAGTTGGTTTCTTACTCCAGAAACATTAAGTATTGATGGAGAAAAATATACGGGTATATTTTCCGACACCATGAATGTGGACAAAATTGTAACCATAGAACCAAACGAAAGGATATGCTTGGGATTTAGTAGCGTGAATAATATGTCGATGGCAGTAACAATTCAATCAGGTTACTATAGGTTTGAATCTTTAGAAGAATATAACAAACCAATTCTAACTGCTTACTATACTACTAAAAGCCAAAAATCACATAAAATAGATATTATTGACCCAACGACCCTTATGCAACATTATTTAAATGACATGTCTGGAGTTAACGGTCTTTTTTCTGTACAAATAAATTGGAGTGAGAGTAATTACAAAACAATGCTTATTGCAGCAGAAAGTATAAGACAAATTCCTGGAGCTAAATTATACGGATCACCAAATGATTTTTTTGACTGGATGAAAGTATTAGGGTATGAATATGATATTGACGGGACAAAGTTGATTTTTAATTTTAGGGATGAGTATTTTAAAAGTTCATTTGCTGCGATGTCTATGCGAAAAGATGAAATTGCAGACTTGATTATTAAGGCAGATAATACCTATGCTTATACTTCTGTTGAAATAGGATATGATAAGCAGGATTATGATACCATGAATGGCCGATGTGAACCCAATGGAATGTTTTCTTACACAACCGGATATATAACACGTACAGATAATAAATTAAGTCTAATAAGTCCTTATCGGGCCGATTCCATAGGTATTGAAATGTTGTGTCAGGAAAGCGATAAACAGACGACAGACACAGATTCTGATAACGATGTTTTTTTTGTTGCCTTAAAAGAGAATAGCGAAGATTACTCTGAATACAAAGATATCTATATTGAAGATAAGGATTTCTCTAGTCTGAAACTGTTTAATGCTCCGTTTAATCCGTATTATTTAATAAAAAGAAACCAAAGCCTGATAGGGATAAATGCTGATAAGGTAAAATTTAAAGCTACAGATATGAGCCGGACGGCAATTATAATAGATAACGGGCAATCTGTTGATCCATATGCCGATCAGATAATTTCTAAAAAATTATTTGAACCAATTATATACAACTTTGCGGCAGGAAGCAATAAAGATTTACCTGATCATGCTGTCAGGAATGGGTTGGTTAAAATAAATTGGAAGGATGAAATTTACACTGGCTTTATTAAGGAAATCAGGAAGAATTATGCTTCCGATACAGAAACCACTTGGGAATTATGGGGATTTAAAGATAGGGCGGTGTAATTGTTTTAAATAAAACATTTCATGTATAATATTTTATTATTTGTATTGTTTTTTATATTTTTGTTGAAAATACAACAATAATATGTCTGCTATTTTTATATCTGAATTTAGTTCTCTGAATTTTAGAAAAGACTGGAAATTGTCTTTTCAGCAAAATGTAGATTACATACCAAAATTTCTTCCTACTGATAATATTCAAGTTCAGTATGTTGTCAAAGATTTTACACTAACCCCTTATCTTAAAAATATATGTACTGGAGAAGTCCAACAACTTTCTCCGGTACTTTTACTTGAAACTGAATCGGAAAAATGTTATCAATTAACAATTAATAATTCTTCAATATCCTCAGATGCAGAGTTTAATTTATACTTTGCTTCCGATCAGGATGGGGAGAAAATTAAAGATGCAAATTTTTGTGTTTGTACTGAACTGCCCGATACGATTCTTCTTGAATATACTAACCGAAAAAATGTTTACGAAACAATTTTTGACGGTATAGACCGATTTTTATTCAGGGTAGAAGGGGCTTTTTTGCCTCAGGAAATATCCTTTGAAAATAATACAGAAGAATTTAGAGACCAACGATATGTATCTAAAATTCTTTCTTCTACAGCATTTGAAAAGAAAACTTTGACACTTGGTGGCGGAATGGGAGTTCCTAACTGGGTAGCAAGGAAAATCAACTTGATTTTTTCCCTAAGCTCCGTACATGTTGAAGGGAATCCGATGGTGAGAAGTGAAGGCGGAGCTGTTGAATTAACTGAAATCGGTAAATATTATCCTCTTTATATTTATAAAATAGTACTTGAAGATGGAGAAGATAATGAAGACACTGGAGATGGTATTATTGAATATTTGAGGGCGGTAGACGAAAAAAAAAAGATAATACGCAAATCTTCTGAGAACGATTTACGAGTTTATTTAGAAGATACCGGTATTGATACTGCAAAGATGATTCGCGAATTGGAATTGATAGGCGAATTATCAATAAATTATACCATAGAAGTTGATGACAATGTATCAGGTTCCACGAATAAGACAACATTACAGTCTTTGATTCAATTTATTTCCAAAGATTTTGTTACAAATAATAAGTTCGATGAATATATTGATCAACCGGTCAAAACTACCGATGATGTTAAATTCAATTCTGTAGAAGCCAAGGAGAGTGTAAGCACTGAAAAAGTTACGACCGAGGAAGTTGTATCTAAAGACTTCAAATCCGGCTTATTAGGAGTAGGTCACAGATTATGGGATGGAGTTTTAGAGGTAAGTGAGCTTATTGTCCGTAAGACAATGCATGTTTTTGAAATAATTGTACAGAAGGTTACTTCGGTAAATGGCAGCATGCTCACGACCCCGGGAGGTGGAGTAAGAATATCAGAGGTAGAGGAATTGGAAGATGGTTACAAATGCTTATTTAACAATGATGATGGGACGATACCGAATCCTTTTATAGTAGGAGATCAGGCGTTACATCAGGTATTTACCGGAAAGAATATAGGAAGATACTGGCGTCTTGTAACGGAAGTTGGTGATAATTATTTTATTCTGAGTAAAACAGATTGTGAAGCCGGCAGTGGGATTCCACAGGTGGAAGATGAAATTATTCAGTTTGGTAACAGAACTGACAAAAACCGTCAGAATGCAGTCCTTACTACTTCTTATGGTTCAGATGCTCCCTATACTGCATATTATTCTAACGTAAACAGCTATTCTCTCGAAGGGAAAGAAGACGTCCGTGAGGGTAATTTGAGAGGCATCAATGACCCTGATTTCGGACAACTTTCAGGTAGTGGATTTTACGGTAAGAATGTTTATTTAAAAGGTATCTTTAGGTTGTTGTCCGGCAAGACCGTGGAAGAGTCCATCGGAGACGTGCAGAGTAATCTGGACAACCTCCAGGTAGGAGAAACCAACCTTCTTGACAATAGTAACAAGGGATGGAAGAATACTGGTTATCCAATAGCGACCATTTACTTAGGAGACTATAAACCCAAACAAGGAGAAGAATGTACAATTGTTATTAAAGGCAAATTAGGGGCGAATAAAACAAGCTGGGGTGTTTACAATTCTGGAGGGAATGTTGTATTGGCTAGTTTTTATCCTGGTGGTCCCGATACAGATTATATTGCTTTGAAAACTTTTAAATGGACGTTAGGGACGCCTGCTGTTGATAATACATTTATTCGAATATATCCAATGCCTAATAGTGTATCCGTTGAATCTGAAATAGAGTGGGTAAAACTAGTATTAGGCAATAAAACTTCGCTATTGTGGACCCCCTCTATCAACGATCAGAGGCAGATTGCAATAGATGAAGCGGGAAAGGTTGTTGATGGGATACAGATCGGTTCCCAGAACCTTATATCCAAAAAAATGATGTTGAAGTGGAATGAGAAGAACAAGGATATTGCGGTCTGGGGGCAGGATGCAGACGGGGTGTATCTCAGGATAAATGAAGTACTACTGCATAAAAATTGGGCGGGCAGCAATGAAATTGCTAATCCGGTATTTGATTTGCAATTCAAACCCGATACACAGTATGTATTATCTGTTGAATGGAAACTTGCAGCAGTACAAAATTACGATGGACTTGCTTTCAGGATATTTTACACTGATGGAACGGCAGAATGGCATGGATTAACAGGAACAATAATCACAAAAACAATCGCCAGATTAATTACGAAAGCCGGGAAAACAGTGCAGAAAATATCTGCGTCATACGGAAGCAGTAAAGCCAATACACTAATCTACAATATCTCCCTAATCGAAGGCAATAAACCCTTGCAAGGCTTCCCCGTTGCAGAAGAAGACCAGGTCGGAGCAAATAATGTGAATCTGGCGGAGGGGACAAAAGGGCCGTTTACGGTTGAAGGGGGGACAAATAATTATGCATATAAAACTCTGTATATTCCTGTAATCAAGCCGAATACAGTTTATTATGTGAATGCCCAAAATATAGAATTCTTATCAGGCAATATTAGCAAGTGTGATTTCGTTTTATATGATAAATCTATTAAATCTTATCTAACAACTACTTACCATCACCTTTATGACAAAAACGGTGGTATTATAATTACCAGAAGCGATTTTGAAGCTCAGGAAGGGTATTTACTTTGTTACGCCGGAGAAGGAGGGCATACCGCAGGGAATTCGGTCCGGTTCACCGAAGTCATGATAGTCGAAGGCTTTCTTCCGGCCCCTGTTTGGACTCCTTCTTTCTCCGAGCAGCAAGCAGAAATAAAAACGATAACGAAAACCCTGACCGAAATTAAAGCCGAAAACGGAGAAATAAGTTTAAGGGTTAACGAAGTTTCTGAGAGAGTGGAAGAGGCTAAACAAGAGACAATTGATGCTGCAAAAGAATACACAACTCTTAAAACATATCGTGAAACAGAGATCGACTTAAGGGCTGAAAAGTGGGATCAGGACACATATTATCCAGTAACTATTAGAATACCAACTTATGAGACAATGATAGAAGTTACTGCGATGTGGGCTGCTTCAAAACCAGAATGGGCAACACATAGCGACGGTTATTTTTCAATGAACTGTGTATGGCGTAGTAACGGGAGTGGATGGGGGGCATTTACTGTTAACAGAACAATTGAGGTTTTCGAATATAGATTTACCAAGGAAATACCCGATACTACCCCAGTGCAATATATACTCCCTGCCGGCAGTATTGGGCAACTAATTAGTAGTAGCGAAGAACTTATTTATCTTCGTGGAGGTGGTAGGTACCTATTTAAAATCGGGAACAATTGTGTAGCAGTAGTACACGATAGTCGTTATACGGCTCCAGATGGGTCAGCTGTTGCTCCTGCTGCTTGGGTAAGCAGGCCTGTTCTTACGAATGTAATGAAGACGGAATTTGATTCTCAGATAACACAATTAAAGAATAGTATTAATCTAAGGGTAACCAAAACGGATTATAATAATGATCAGCAAATTGTAAACAAAGATATTAGCGATTTACAAATTAATTACAACCAAATTTCTTCTACAGTATCTAAAATTATAAATGGTACCCAAGAAATATCTGGTGTTGTAACACAAAGTAATTTCGTTACAATTTTTTCTTCAAATAAAAATGCATTAGGGCAAGAAGTTATTGAATCTATTAATGTTGGCGGAGGAGGCGTTACAATTGATGCAAGTAGGATTAATCTTAATGGAGCTATTAGTGCAAACGGGAATGTTCAGATTACAACAGATGGAAAACTTATTGCAGTTAACGGAGAGTTTACAGGAAAAATTACAGCGACAGAAGGAGAAATTGCCGGACTGAAATTAAGCAATAATGGATTGAGATCATCTGATTTCAATGCGAGTTCAAAAATAGGCTCTTGTTATGCTAAAAATGGTTTTTCTGTATATGCATCAGGGGCTGGTGTACTTACCCCTTCAATAGGTGGAATGCAAGCCGGAATAATAACAGCAGTAGGAGATTTTATAAGTCATATAACTGGATTGGAAATAATTGCCAAGGAAACATCGTATAATTATGGATCATCTTCAAAAGTTACTGCCTTAAGAATACAAGCTGAGAACAGATATTACGGTACTCCATTTGATCCACCTCTTGCGATAGAGGTAGTTTCTGGAGATGTATTATTCGGTGGTAAAATGACAGTTAATAATACATCTATCTTTAGAGGTCAAATATATTTAAATCTTAATAACATACCAAATATTTCAGGGGCTTCGAATTATTACCTATGTATAAATAGATCAACCGGACAATTAAGTTACAGATAAATTATAAAAAACATGGAAATTAACTATTTTATTTCAGCAAAAGCAACGGCAACGGTACAGAATATAAATGTATCGCTGAGTGCAGAGTATCAAAAAGAGCAAGCACCGGAAGTTATCTCCGTAGTAGCAAACGGATACTTGGACGACGGGAAGAAATTCATGAATGCAACCCTTAAATACAATCCTAAGTCCGAGGATTTCAATTCGATTAACGGATCAAATGTTGACTTGGGTATTATTCAGGGGATTGTTCCATTAATTACGGAATTTTATAGAAAGATTACTGAAACATTCACTAACTACTAACAAAATGAAATATAGTTTTGACGTAAAAGATGTATCAGCAATTGATTTGTTAGGTAATAATTATATCCAATTGCTGGAAGAGAATCAAAATAAAGGCATTCATCAACTTGTCGGAAATGCCGTGTATGTGTGCACAAACACAATTGAAATGCATGAAATTGCCAAAAAGATATTCAACGGGGAAGCTGTGGATATGAATGAAAATGAGACAGAATTATTCAAAGCCTCAATAATGGATTCAACCTGGCATGTTTTTATTAAAAACGCTATTATCTCTGCAATCAAAAACAAATAAAAAAGAGGCCGCCCTCGCGACCTCTATAAATATTTCCCAAGCAACCCCAAGTCAATCTTATATTGCAAGTTTACAAAGTTTTTTTGAGAATACAAAAGAATAATTTAGAAATATAAAACAATATGAACAAAGAGGAATGGAGAAGGTTAATAACCGAAACGTTGAAAGAAACAGGCTTGTACTCTGACAATGCAAGAGATCTTATCATGGGGACGTTTGCTCAGGAAAGCAATTTTAAGTACACCCGGCAAATTGGCGGTGGTCCGGCTTTAGGATATGGGCAGATGGAGCCGGCAACCTTCAATGATATTGTGGTTAATTTTCTCCGGCATAAACCGGAGCTAATGGGGAAAGTAATGAAAGTATCCGGTGTTGTCACTTTGGAGCCTGAGATGCTTGTAGATAACAAAAAGCTGATGATCTGTATGGCCCGCATACATTATTTGCGTGTAAAGGAGGCATTACCTTCGAATAAGGATGTTTGGGCGATGGGTGAATACTGGAAACAATATTACAATACGCCATTAGGCAGAGGGACCGTAAAGGAGTTTGTCGAGAACTATAAAAAATATTGTTTATAACAATGTTTCGGGAGGGGATAGAAGTACCACATTTAAATTAAGATTATGAGTGAAAGAAACACAATTTCGGCAATGGTATCAGTATTCATGAGTGGTTTTATGGATTTTATCGAACCTTTAAAATGGTTCATGTTGCTTGCACTGATATTAATTATCGTAGACCTGAGGTTTGGGATAGCGGCATCCAAGAAAAGGGGTGAAAGAATCCGGTTTTCACGGGCTGGGAGAAGGACTATCAACAAAATGGTAGATTACTTATGCTGGATTCTTCTTGCCGGAGCTATAGGGAAGACATTTGGAGAACCTTTTGACATTCCGCTGCTTCCTTCTATTGTCCTGTTGGTCATATACGGGTTTGAGATAAATTCCTGTTATGGGAATTACTTTGAAGCTCACGGTCGGCATGTAAAGGTCGATATTTTTAAATTTTTCAGGCGGAAGTCTGATATTATTGACATAGAAGAAAAAACAGAAAAATGAGGATAATAATTATACTGATAGCCCTTTCTATATTCTCCTGCCGGAGTATTCAGTACGTGCCGGTAGAGACAGTAAAGACAGAGAAAGAATACATTGACAAGATAAAGCGGGATAGTATCTATGTACGCGACAGTGTATTTGTTCTTGTTAAAGGCGATACAGTTTTCAGAGACAAATATCATATTGTGTATCGTGATAGGCTTATGCATGATACGGTAAATATAAGCCAAACAGATAGCATCGCGGTCCCCTATCCGGTTGAAGTTGTAAAAAACAAAGTACCCGGTATAATGTGGTGGCTTATCATTTTACTAGCAGCATTCAGTATACCGTCAGTATTAAAGATTATCCGGTTTATCCGGGGCAAAATATAAAAAGAAGCCCCACTTCAAAAATATAGCGTACCACCACTACATCCTGTCTGTAAGACTTCTTTCGGGGAGTTTTACGGACAGGATTTTTATTGGTTGCACTTTTTTGAGAAAAAATTTATGAAAAAATTACAAAGGCCGAGTACGATGGTGCGTAACAAACAAGTTATCAGCATATATGAAGAATTAAAAAACTCAGAAAAATATTCAGATTTTTTCCATTTGCTTCCACGCTCTTTCATATACGATAAAATAAAGGAACAGACCGGGCTGTGTCACAAAACGATTGCTGACATATTAAATCATAGGGAAAAAACAGAATGATGTTTTGGAATGATTCTAAATTGAGAATTATTTGCAAAAATGTAGATGTGTTGACTATTTATGTGGATTAGAATTTATACATTTGTATCATCAAACAGATATCCAAATGAAAGAGAAAAAATCATATTCGCAAACATTCGTTGTAAAAAATACATCGACAGCCCTTGTTGATTTTTTCAACAAACTACGTGATCATAAAATGTCTAAAATTGAAGAATTGCGTAGCAAAAAAGATATCTATTTCCCTGCTTCTACTTCGAAATGATAATAACTTATCCAATAAGTGACAATTTCGGGAATGAATATCTTATCCGTATAGAAGATTGTCAAAATTTGCCTGATGAGATAATGAAAGAGTTGGGCAATATTAAAATATTGGACATTACTCTTGAGCGAATATCCGGCGAACAATATACAAATTCTGGCATATTGTCAAAAATATCCACGTTCATTGCCGGGGTGCTTCTTGACAATGAGAATGCAATGCTATATTTTTATTGCGATGATGTACATGATGTAAAGCGCAGGGACATGGAAATAACACCTCAAAAATTCAGAAGTGACCTTTTTTCTGCAATGTTCATAAGATATGTAAAAGCAAAATCATTGAAAGATATTGTAGATACTACCATAACGGCATACGCAGACCGGGACATATATATACATATTATTGCAAGGAGAAGGCATAAAAAACAAGTAGATGCTATACGTTCAAGCATTGAAAACCTTTCACATAAATAATATTTTCCTTGATTTAAATCAGAATGAATCTAAATTAAATGTAATCCCAATTATTTTATATGTTTTAACAAATAGGGTGGGGTATTTTTTGATTATATTTGCGGCAATTAACAATCAAAATTTATTTAGTATGAAAAAGATTATATCCATTTGTTGTGCTTGTTTGTTGTTTTCAAGCTGTGCGACCTTATTTACCGGATCCCGACAAGCCATAACTTTTGACGCAAAAATGCCAGAAGTAGGTATTTATAAAGATGGAGTAAAATTAGGGGAAACTAAAAATGATGGGACATTTACAACAAAGATCGGTAAAGAGCTATCATCAGTGAATATGATGGCTAAAAAAGAAGGATATAAAAATGAACCGTTCTTTCTAAACACAAGATTTAACGGTGTTTCTTGTATTAATCTTTTAAATATAATTGCTTGGGCTATAGATTTGGGCACAGGGAATGCTTGCAAATATGATAGAAATTATGTTGAAATAGAAATGGAAAAAGAATAAGCGCAACTACTCAATACACTCCTTCTGATTCTCCGGAAGGAGTTTTTTTTGTTTAGTCCGTGGGCAAAGATTTATTATTGTGCGGACTGATTCATATCAAACTTTCTTTTTTATTGGAAATTTATTCTGTCTAAAGTCCTTAAACTTCTATTACATAGGAATGTAACTTTTTACAAAACAGTTGTTTATGTCGAATTTTGAAATGTCCGGCAATGTTGCCGGGGTAATTCAAAATTCGATAAAAATGAGCGAATCAAAAACTTTTGTTTTCCCGGAAAGCGGGAACGGAGGCGGAAGTGGAATGTTAGCCATGTTGGCTCCTTTGCTTCAGCAAAAAGGGATCGATCCGAACCTACTTGTAGCTATGCAAGGCCGTAATAATAACGGATTCGGTGGAGAAGGCGGATGGTTTATTTGGGTTATTTTCTTATTCTTCCTCATGGGTTGGGGTAACAACGGATGGGGAAATGGCGGCTTTGGAGGCGGGAATGGTGCTGCAGGAGTTCCGAACCTTATAAACAACGACTATGGCAGGGAACTTCTGATGTCTGCAATTCAGGGCAATGGAAATGCGATCAATCAGTTGTCCAGTACATTAAATTGTTCCGTAGGACAAATCCAGCAATCTATTAACGCCGTGATGTCCCAGATACAGGGTGTTGGCAACCAGGTTGGTATGAGTGCACAGCAAATTATTAACGCTGTTCAGGCCGGGAATTGCCAGATTGCACAAGCAATTGCAGACTGCTGCTGTAAAACACAGAATGCTATCACTACGCAAGGCTATGAAAGCCAGTTAGCCATCTGCAACCAGACTAATACCTTGGTCAACACGGCAAACCAAAATACCCTGTCATTGCGTGACGGAGCAACCGCAAACACAAATGCTATTTTGGGGAAACTGGATGCAATGCAGAATCAGGCTTTACTGGACAAGATTGATGCGCTGCGTGAAGCTAAATCAGCTTTGCAAACTCAGTTATCGCAGGAACATCAAACGGCGACATTTGGGCAAATGATTGGTCAGGCAACAGCTCCACTGGGTGCTGCTTTAGGTGATCTCAGTTCACGCTTGGCAAAAATCGAGTGTAACCAACCGGAAGTAGCCAAGGTACCATACAGCCCCGTTGTCGGCGTGCCTACTTGTGTGGCTTCGCAATTGGGACTTTATGGATATAACGGTTATTCTCCATATGGAGGTTTTTGGGGATAATCATAATAAGGTTTAGATAAAAGAGTTCTTTGACTTATTGGTAAGAGTTTCGTAATCGGAAAGAAACATCCATGTGTAACCTTTATGAAATGTTCTCTTTCTGTTACAACACAAAGAAATTTTGGAGCCGGAAAAACCTTGTCTTACTGCTTCAGATATTGATGGAAATTTATTCACTATTATCCCATTTTTTAGTTGGATAACGGAAAGGCTTTTGGGGGTATTAAATTTTCCTTTTTTGACTAAAGAAATCTTCTGTCGAGTAATAGGATTATTTGTATTTTCAGAGTGGGTACACCATTTTAAATTTGAATGTAAGTTGTTTAAGGGATTACCGTCAATATGGTCTATTTCTTTAAGATTATTAGGGTTGGGGACAAAAGATAATGCAACAATTTTATGTAAATGAACTGTATGTTTTATATTGTTCTTCCATAAAGACATTGTAGCACTTGTATAGTTTCTCCCCTTATAACTCCTTATGGTTGGGTGTAAGACCTTACATTTCGTGTTTCTATTAGAATATCTATTCTTTACTATTCGAGATAAAGATATAACCCTACTATAAGAAGAAACCTTATATAGTCCTTCATATCCGATTACATCACGCCATTCTTCCCCGTCAAGGGAAATACTTTTGATAAATTCTTCGTTTGTCATTGTCAACTTTTGATTAATAATGCCAACTTAAAAAACGGGAAGAGGCGTTGACATACCTCTTATCAATGAGTTAATTACTCTCATCTATCCCAAATGCAAATATAGTAAATAATATGTTAAATGCAGAAAATTATGGCAGTATATCCTTTCCAATTCGTAAACCGTAGGGGCTCTGCGGCTATATCGACCTCGGGTGTAACGGTCAATACTGCTAATGTGGTGTTTTCATTTCCTAACCATGCCTTTGTGAACGCATGGTACAGAGGAACGATATACATCGACATCGCCCAAGCGGTACCTACCGGCACAACCGGCACACTTCCAGTTGTATTTGAGACCAATGGGGCTACCCAGGTAGTCACCAAATATAACGGAGAGGCAATGACCGCAGCAGACATCCCTGGTACCGGAGTGTATGAGTTCTGGTTTGACCGCGCAACCAACACGTTGCAAATCATGACCGGAGTGGTTTAACAACAACGGGCGGGAGAAATCCCGTCCATTAAAGAGTTAATTAATTATGCCTTTTCAGAATTTAAGAACAAACAGCGAGTTCTTCATCCTTCATAAGGATGGCACTCCATATATTGAAGTCGGGTCCGTAACCGGGGTTTCCAATCCCGTTCCGGAGTTTATGCAACAACCTCTTCCTTATGGACAACCTCCGAGAATGGTGGTCGACATAACAATCAAGGTCGGGGAGCAGACTGTCACTTTCCAGAAAATACCGGCAATGTCAGACATTGCTGATGCGAACTTTCCCGGTGGTGGGAATATGGTGATATCCGGTTCAAAGGAATCCATGAATGCAGAAGTTGCTGCAATGAGAAACCGTTCATCGGAGATATTAGGCAGCGTAGACCATCACCGTTCAGTTCTGGAGTCTTGCGACAAGATGCTTCAAATTCTTAATCCGGAATTTGCAGAGCGCCAACGTCAGGATGCGGAGAATAAAGCCCTAAGACAAGAGTTGAGTGAACTGAAAGCAATGATGGCTGATTTCTTTAAGTCTTCCGAAAAGGCATCTGGTAGTAACAATTCTAAAAAACAATAAGCTATGTATATGGTAGAAATATCTGAAAACAAAGTCGAGAAGATGTCCGACTATGCAGAAAAGATGCTTCGCTATGGTGGCAAACTGATGCAATGCCTGGAGGAACTTTCTGAAGGGGAAAGCATGGGGCAACGCGAGTACGACGAAGATGATTACGACGATGATGAAATGGGTGAACGCGGCGGGTATGGCCGTGGTGGATACGGAAACCGTGGAGGTTATCCCGGTGGAATGAACCAAAGACGCGGTGTAAGAGGTACCGGAAGATACTCCCGTTATCGTTAAGTGTAGTTAAGGGGCGGATATACTCCGCTCCTTTTAAAAGTAAAAGATATGAAAGAACCTTTGGATTTGTATGATGACAAGCCGCGTGAAATGAAAGCCTATCTGCGGAATTGGGGCTGGTCGTTCAGCCGTAAGGCTTGTGAATGCGCAGTTAAGGAAATGCGGCGTATCAATGCGGCTACCGGTAAGAAAGAAGCCATAGAACCTTATTCCAAATCACAAGCTGAGGAGTTTCTAACCAAGTATGGGATTAAACTCGAGCACAACAAAGGGTACGATTTTGTGTACGTTCTTAATATGTGCCGGGCTGATTACTTGAAATCAGGAGTGCCCGACGATGCAAATATGGCATTGTTTGTTAAAAGTGCCATTGATGACCCTGACAACCCTGGTGGGAATTGGTTTAGAAAATGGCTCGTTGATTGTGACGCAAAAGGTGAACCGGTAGAATGGGAGGAAATGATATAATATGATCCGGCAGAGGTTTGAACTAGGTAAACATGATTGGGAAGTATTTGTCTATTATGCGGTAGATACTTATTATGTAAACGAGATTATGGACAGGCTATTCAGTATCGGATGCCGTGACGAAAATATCCGTACTGCATATAATAACCTTACTGCCGGGCAACTCGATACCGGACTGACCTATTCAAACTATGCAACCCGTCAGACTGTAATGGTAATAGCTATTACTTCTTCCGCAAAAGAGTTTGAGAAATCTTGGCGGCATGAGTGCGGGCATCTTGCTACACATATTTGTCAGGCTTTTGATATTACGCCATACGGAGAAGAAATACAATACTTAGGACAGGACATTGTGGAAGCGACATGGGACATAGCAAAGAACTTCCTTTGTGAGTGCCATTGTTGCAAGAAAAAGAAAAAAGAATTATTAAAATGAAGAATAAACAGCTGAAAAAAGCATTGAAAAGCAATACACCAATAAATAGTCTGTATGCTTTAATTCCTGCCGGACAACGGGATGCATTTAAGAAATTTGCAGCAATGTTCGGATTTAATGATGAAAAGATAAAAAAGATCCTGGCAAACGAAAAGAATTAAACACACCATGACCGAAAAGTTTGACATACTTGTAAACTTAGCCGACAACGCAGCAAGCAGCTATATCAGCGAAATAGCCCTGTTTGCTTTAAGATGCCTGTAAGGCCGCGTAAATATTTAGTCGTGAACATATCGGAAGGTGTGAGAGGGGAGTTGTGTCCCCTCTTTTTTGTAACTTTATGCAATGTTGATGCGTATATGTTAAAAATGCCATTATAAAATGATTTTCTGGATTTTTTGTTTGTAAATCATATTTCCAGAATCTATATTTGTGGCATAATTATGCTCTTGGCTTCGTATGTTCTACCAATTTTGGTTTAATAATGAGCATGCCGACCCAAGAGCCTTTGTTTTTTATAATGATATGAAATCAAACAATAAGCCAGAATCTAATTTTAGTGCACCAGTCAAAATAGCTGTTCTAATAGACGGATACTGATTCTATAGTCTCTGTTATGGGGGTCCTACTACTATATCCTATATTACGGATACCTATTTTTCTTACTTGCTCATCTGTTAATTCTATTTCAACAGAACGCTTTTTAACTGCTGGCATACTTCCTGTATTTTCATATTCATAGTATGCTTCTTGAATGTTATTTATAACAAATAATAGTTTCATATTATTGCTATTTTACAGATTTAATACAAATTACAATCTCAAACGTAATTTAAATACTAAAATCGAACCAAAATAGACTACTACAATCGAGACATTTACAATTAGCCGCGGACGTAAAATACCCTACTTCGTAGTGGTAAGATCCACAATAAGGACATCTGCATAAATTTACTGTGTACATTTCTTCTCATCTTTAAATGTGTGATTTTTAATATCTTCAATGGTAGCCTTTTTGAAGATATATTCCGGATGCCCAATAAATTGTCCCCTAATATGTTTTACGTTGTCTGTAAGGCATTTAAACCAGTATCCTCTCTCCTGAAATTTCTTCCCATTTTCCGGTTCAACAATATCCTTTAGTTTATTAAACATAAACATACACTGGCATATATACCATTGATTTTTACATGTAGTTTCACTGTACTCTTTTAAAGCTTGTTCTTTCATACTTATTTCTTTCCCTCCTTTTTTTTACTTATTGAATGTTATTGTATTTGTAGCATTTTATTGGATGAAACTTGCCGTCTATTTCGTCTCCTACATTGATAACTTTCCGCATGCTATCTGTTTGAACAGATAAAAAACGAGAAATCAAATCATCAAACATATATATATTTTTACCGTCTGAAACTTGATTTATGCCTTTCCGAAAATAAACAATGCGATGAGATTTGTTTGATACGGCATATACAAACACAGGTTTGCCTATTCTCTCCAGATTTTGCAATTCTTTGTGCTGTTCGAAGCATGTAGCTTCTACAACTTTTTTGAAATCATCTTCGCTTTCACCATGCAATTCCTTTTTAATTGCTTTAAATTTGACATACACCTTACTCCCTCTTTCTGTAAGGTCCACTTTGTCCATAATATCATGAACAAAAGGGATCTCGTGGATTAGAATTATATAAATTTTCATGTCTATGAAATAAAGATTGGTCTTTCATAAATTTGGCTCTATAAATTCAATATTGTATTTTTCACAGTAGTATTCAAAAGGTTTTTGACTGAAAGGGAATATGGTCATTGGGCCTATAAAATATCCGTCACAGTGTGTTATTTCGTTATATTTCTTTTCTGCTGTTTTGCGTATTTTATGCTCAGTTCCATACCCTGATTTATGCAAGAAAAATACAGTTATTTTTTCTCCTTTATCAAGCAGCTCCTTGAGCCGCTTGTAGTCTTTACTGGTTTTGTTGGGGATCATGGTTGTTTGAACTTATTAATTTTAGAGAGGGGCATTACACCCCTCTGTGTTTATACCAATTCTTTTTGTTTTAGAAATTTGTTTACAAAATAGATTTGCCCCTTCCCTGTCACATAAGTAGTAAACACTGTAAAAGGTGTTTCTCCCGGATTAGATATAGGCCTTTCAGATACCCAAAATAGGTCTCTTTCAGATGATGCCTGTGTGGGGGTATAGTAAGTAGCATACTTGTTTTTGGATTTACTCCAGCGTTTATGTCTTATCAGATATTTCTTTTCAACAAACCAATCATATAATCGTTGGGCCCCGATCGGAATCCCGTTTTGTGTGATAATTTTTGCAAGATCACGTACAAGTATGTTTGTATTACTTACTTTTACACTTTCCGTGAATACTACACACGGTTTTGTTTCTTCTATTATTTTAATTTTTTCAGCTTCGAGTTGTTTTAACTTTTCGTCTTTCTTCTTAATAGTTTCTTGTGCTACTAAAATGGCACGAGCCATAATAATTTCAGGTGTATCGTCTTCAGAAGATACTATATAACCTCCATTTTTACGAATAGATGGAAGCACTTCACTTGTTACCCATTTTTTGACTTTTTTTGCTTTTTCTATTTTTGAAGACAGAACAAGTGAATAAAAACCAGATTCTGTAATTACAACCATATTCCTGTTTTGGCTGCCGTCGTGAATGGCGACGGTAGCTTTATCTTCTTCATCAACATGGTTAGCAATTGCATCTCTTGGATTTGCATATCCGAGCATTGTTGCAACATCATTTGCAACAAATAAAGGCTCGTTATTTTCGTTTGCTACTGTACGGATTTCACCGAACTGTTCGTTTTTAAATATCTGAATATTATTTCCCATTGTTAATTCAATTTAGTTTTATCCAATATTACAAATCCCATATCGGGTGTTATGAGAATCCAATCGGGAATTATCCCCAAATTAGCAGCTAGAATTGATTGCTTCATGTCGGGATTTTTTGTGAACATATCTTTGATATTCCTATATCCATTACACCTTGCAAAATTGTCGTCAAATTTTATTCTGACAGAATTATCAAAATAATCATGACGGAAAGTACATGGTATCCCATTATACTTCTTTTGAACAATACGGTAATCAGCGTACTGTTCTATAATTTCATAATCATCCATGGTGGGTTATTTTTCTTCGGTTAATATCTGCTTCATTCTGTCAACAAGATACGAAACTTTCGCATAGAACCGGCAAACACACCTCAAAGCGTATTCAAGATCCGGTTCATCATGATTAAATTCGACAAGGTTGGACACCTCGATAATTGCTTCGTCGCCTCTTAGTGTTGAAGAGATTTCCAATAGTTCTTCGACGTTGATTGAAGGAATAGTTACAGTAGTTTTAGCCGTTTCGTGGCCATAACGTGCTTCATCAATACCTTGTACCGATGTTGACAAATTCTTTTCCGTGATAAGCATTATCCCTAAGAATTTATTTAAAATGATGAGTAGAAATATAAAAACGGTTCCACTCTTTCCCGCTGCTTATCACCTAAAGGGCTGTGGGTACATTAATACTCCACACGGGGGTTGTGAAACCGTGTATTTAAAGGCATAAAAAATGCCCGCAGTACGGCGAGCCTACTCGCCCTTTAGTATGATAAGCACTACAAACATACGGCATTTTTCCGACAAATCAAAATCATTCTGCATAGGGATTATTTTTTAACGATTCAACACAAATAATCTTCATATATCACTTTCAGGCCATGTCCGCAATAAGGCAGGATTTTGTTTAGTAGTTCTTTATCCATTATTCTATTAATTTAAATTCAGGAATAATTTCTTATATTTGCCACACGCAAAGAGTTGCGCATATTGTTTTGTAATTGTTGTAGTTGAGTTTAGTACTTACCGAAAAGACCAAAATAAGAAATACAGATACTAAGCTCGTTGGACTACGTATATACGTGTCTGCGAGTTTATTTCTGTAAGGGTATTGGTCTACCTCGGTAAGAATAGATAAAGCAGACACGTTTTTTTTGTGGTGTCTGTTGTAGTGGAGTTGGCAAGGACGTCATCATTTAGGTGGCGTCCATTTTTATGTGATAAATTAACAATCAGGAATGATACTCAAATTTTTATCAATAGGTTTCCCTCTAAATAATATTTCTCTATTCATGATTTTGTTTTTAAATACCGTTTCCTGACTCCTTTGTACTGTGTTCTTTCAATAATCACAGTACGTGATTTTTCATATTGTTTTTCTAGTTCTTTCATTTGTTTCAAAGCTTCTGTCGCCTTCTCCCTTTCATGTTTCTGGTTTTCGGAAGAATACCAATTCTGATCTATCGATCCATATTTGTCCATAGCACACACCAATAATTTTTAAATCTATTTTTTACACACTCCGTTGAACACCGTATCATTGATATCCATATCAAGCTGAGACGGGAATGTCTTGATGTAATTGAAGAATTTGAAAAGCTTTACATCATCGGTGCCACACCTGTCAATGATAAGCTTTAAGGTCTGATACAGCATATCCGAATCCTTACCGAAAAACTCCTGAGTTTCTTCGCTGCAATTCCGGACATATCTTTTCAGGTTCCGGCAATGGGAAAGAAGGAGGTTGAACTCGCGTTTAGCCTCGTGTTTAAATTCGCAATTCTCACTTTTTAGCTTTTCATTAGCCTCGATAAAGCAACTTTCAATTATATCCACCAAGACGAAAGATAAGTTGCTTAGTATGTTTGCCTGGCTTTTACTTGTTTTCATATTTTCTTTGCTTTTCCCATTCTATCCTTTTCAAATAAAACTCCTGCTTTGAATGATTCTTTATCATTCCAAAATCGGCAGCCAATTTGTTGTGATGTACAATTCCGACAATTCCAGCTACATGGAGCATCAACAAAACGCTTTGCAAACTTTTCTATTTTTCTCTCATATCGTTTCATTTTTCATTTTTTTATGAGTTGGTGTTTTTTCAAGAATTTTATTACTTTTTTCTCGGCATTTTTCATATTCAGTGCCTGAATATAGAGAGCATTCGGATTGTATGTTGCTCTTGCGTTCTTGACTGGCCTCCCATTAATGTCTACCATGGCTTGCCTGCGGTCTATCTGAACAGGTTTCAAAACAAACGTCTTAAAGTCAAATTCGTATAGTGTCATACCCCTCTTGAGGTTTATACTACCGACTTTTTTGTATTCTTGTTTGACAGGAGCGACTATCTCATAGTCGGTTTTTAGTTTCTGTGGTTCTTCTTGTACGATTTTCATTTTCAAAATTCTTTTATTATTTCCGTCTTGATTTGCCAGGCAGGTTTACAACATTGTAGTTTTTAAATCTGTCTACAAGCCGTTCTTCATATTTTTCCTTAAAATCCTTTGTAGACAAGTTGCTTGTCAGGTGTGTCCGTTTGAAATTGTTTTGGAAAATCTCATGCCTTGCAAACAGAAATTCATTGACGATATCGTCAATGTTTGTTCCGAAACTTTTCTGTTGAATGTCTATCCCGATGTCGTTTAAGCATATATTGAAAGGGTTACCATTGAAATACTTTGCATCTGCTTCGTTGTATGTATACCGATCAATATTTGAATGGATTTTATAATAATTCACCATCTGTGTGATGCTCAAATTGTGAAATTTGTTAGGATTATCAGTTATTTTCAGGTAATCCGAAAATATTTGCATCATCATTGTTTTCCCACACCCAGGTTCACCTACGAGGAGAATATTTTTGTGCAGGGCATACTGCTTTTCAGGAAATATTTCAAGTGCTTTTTTAGATCCATTGAAGTAATACAGAAGGAATCGGAACAATTTTTCATTATTGTCGTCAATTTCAAACTTGCGCCCCTCCCTATTACAATAATTTTCCCCGATTGATACAACTATCGACTCATGCACTTTTAATGTCTTAGGATCGCTCAAATCAACATCAGAAAGATTCTGAATAGTCTTTCTGTGAGTAATCAACCTGTTTTGATACGTCCTGATTAGATTTTCGACTGTTGTTTCCACTTCCTTGATTTAATTTTAAATCTTTTTTTAGACTAGCGACTATCTCGTTGTATTTTGAATTAATAACAGTAACGCTAAAATGTTCTAAAATCCAAGTATCTTCTATCGAACACAAAAACGCTTTTAAAGCCTTTAGTGTGGAATCACTATCCGTTGGCATCTTTTTTTTCTCTCGAGAAAAATTTATTTTTTTTAGCAACTGGGACATGGCTCCTGCATCTTTTGGTGTCCAGTAATACTCGTTAGAAAAAGTATTTCTAAAATAATCCTCAAAAAGAAAACGAGCCTTGGAATTTATCCCTTTAGACTCATTTTTATCTTCTTGACCTTCTCCCCCTTCAGGGGGTAAGGGGGCATTATTATTTACTTTATTTTTTCTTTTCTTTTCTTTTCTTTGTGTACTTTTTTCCGAGTTTATAGGTGTTTCTTCGGAAGAAATGGCTTTTTCTTCCGAAGAAACAAGGTTAAATTCAGAAAAAACATATCTTCTTTTGCAAGAAATGCAAACATTTTTATATCGTTCTTGAATACCTTTTGATGTCAGTATTTTTTCAGTTTCATACAATTCTTTAGAAAACAACCCGACTACCAAGCAGCATTTTATGACTTCCCGTATATACGCCTCTTCAAACCCGGTTTGTTCCGAAATAATGAAAGGCAACTCTTCATCCCACATCATGTAATACCCTTGTTTGTAGATATTACATAGCAGGAGAGTATACACAGTAGCAGCCTTGCCGCCCTGATATTTGATTAATTTTCTTATTTTTAAATCCTGAAAAAAATCTATGTCAAATGGAAAGTATTCAAGTCCTTGTTTAATAGGTCTTGCCATTTTTTATCCTTTTTCTCCAAATTCAAATCTTGCTTGCCGAGCTTTTAATAAGGCTATTTTATAGTCGTAATCATCTGGTGCAGATCTAAGATCTTTATAGCATATCGTCCAATCATGGTTAAAGGGAGAAATAGCAAAATCTACCTCTTCAAATAATTGATACATCCCTTCGAGAAATTCTGTAAAATCATCGTATGAACCATCTGATAGATATTCGTTAATTTGTCCATTATAAACACATTTGGATAAATAATACATTTCTTGCTTTCCTGGGCTACCGATTATTACCATAAGTTGTTTATTATTTCCAAAACACTCCATCTTTAACGCATCATCCATGGTAATTTCTGAAAATGAAGGTTTAATTTCAATGTACAGATCCATGGATGGAATATAAAAATCAGGAAGATATGATAGCCCATTTTCAAGAGTAAAACCTTCCTTCTCATACTCGTAATCTAAGTGTATATACTTGAAAAATACAGCCCATCGAGCTTCTAATCTTGATCGGAAGCGATAACCATTATAGGTTGTTTCAATTGCTTTCATATTATTATTTAATTTAGTATTTTATAATTCGGCCTAATATACTAAATATAATTTCATGGCTCAAGCTCCTGCTAAGTTTTAAGAATCCTTGTTCATCCATTTTGTGTTATTGTTTTTATTGCTTTAAAAATCTCGTATACCACTTGGGGAACTATTGCGTTGCCATAAGCTTTTATGGATTCTGCTCTCACCCAAGATGCTGTCCGTTCACATTCTTCGACAATCTTCTTAGTCGCCAATGCAATTTCATATGACAACTCTGGCATAATGTTTCCAAATTGCTGGGCGAATTGTTCTTTATATTTCTGTCCAAATGGTGAACTTGCAAATGTTCCGTACTTCCGCAAATAGCACAATACCCTTCCCGATGTTTCCTCGCTAAATTGTGATAAGCCGTTCTGTTCTTGTTCATATCGTCTATTCTCCGATGTGCGCTGCAAGACTTCGAGCAATAAATTCGGTTCTGGAATCTCGAATAATCCTCCAATCTGTTCCCGAACCTTCTTCTTTTGAAAGGCTTCCCACACACGGGGCAAGTCTTCTCTTCTAATATATTCTTTGATGGCATCATAAACTTCTGTTTTTATATATCGCACCACATTATTGGAAATCCCATCATATCTGAAACGAACAGGGGATTGAGATGGGAAGTTTTCCCAGCATGATGAGCAATTAAATGATTCAATTGTGAATCCCTGGTTTTCCCGTCGTTGCGGTCTTTGGGCGTCCCTGGCTTCCAGTAACTCTTTATCGGTGTTGGCAGTAACTTCAAATTCATAAATTCCGTTTTCCCCTTGTTGCATACCTTCAGGCCTTGCGTTTGAACAGTTGGCAATAAACCAGATTCTGTCCCTTCTATGCGGCGCACCGACGGCACAAGCCGGTATAATAATCGGCTGGACGGAATAACCGATACTTTCGAGGTCGTTGCAGATTCTGTCAACAATAAATTGCTGACGCATTTCCGTCTCCAGGTAACTTTCTCCTTCGAGATCCGTGTAACTTCCCACTTCAATTTCATCACCGGGGAGTACCATGCTTGTGATTCCAGCAACGTTTTCACCAATAAACCAATTGGGTCGGATTTCGTCAACTCCCCTAAGCACTTCCGGCCAGAGGTAGCGGTCATCTTCCGCTCCTTTTCTTGATCCGGCACAAGAAAAAGGCTGACAGGGGAATCCTGCTGTAAGAATATCGATTTTTCCCCGCCATTCTGAGAAATCTGTTCCGAATATGTTTTCATAATGTTTTATATGAGGATAATAATATTTAAGTACTTGATGGCAGAATGGATCTATTTCACAAGAAAATGCATTCCGCCATCCCATCCACATAGCCGCTAATTCACATGCTCCTATGCCAGTACAAAAAGAAGCATGTACATATTCTTTTTGTATCATTATAGTTTATCTATTTCGTTTCGTTGGCACTCGATAAAGTACCGGTACTTGTTAACCGTCTCCATGAGTTTAATGTTTGACTTTTCCAATTCCTGATTTCGGGCTTTGAGTTTTTCGCATTCGTCAAATTTTGCATCATAGGACCTGGAAAGCATGTCGAACTGATGGATACTTACAACTTTATCGGATTCTTGCTTTTTGTCTTGGTATTGGAGTTGTTTTTCTACTTCTTCAGCAATACCGGAGTAGTCTCCTGATAAGGATGTGATAATTAGTGCTATCATGATTTTTTTATTTAATTTTTTATACAAAATCCGCCTCTTTTACAAATATCCCGTTGATAAGTTTACCCTTCCGGTCTTTGATTTCGTTGTATGCATATTCAACGCATTCACTGAAATCAATACCCAGTTGTTTTGATATACAGATGAGAGTGACAACCGTATCCCCGATGCTGTCTGTCTGTTTTTCCCTATCGCCTTTGTTTATTGCCCGGGCTAGTTCTCCGAGTTCTTCAACTGTTTTACACATCTGTACTTTTGGATCCTGGGTATGCAGGTTTCTGTCGACAACCCATTGCTCAATTTTTTTAATAGTATTTTCAATCATGTTTTTTTATAATTTACACATTTAATTTTTCTGTCCACGCAGTTTTCATGCGGCACCACCGAAAACGGGCAATCAACCAATCCGAATTTCCACGGTTGGTAGTAGATACATTTCAGGCAGTCGGAATAATTTGTTGCCAGACGGGAAATGATCGGTTTTGGTTGTTTGGGTTTCGGGGTGCGGGGCATATATTTTATTATTAAAAAGGACAGATACTACAAAACAGTTAACTTTGTAGCGGATTTTAGCCCGTACCGCAGCGAGATATGGCAAGGCTCAAAGCGGGCCGGGGAGTAAACCTCCTTTTTGTTTAACTTAAAAAGTAACATCATGGCTAAAATCCAAGTTCGGGTTAGAACCCAAGTACGTACTACTGTAAGAACAACTGTAAGAGTACGGAAATAGTTCTAACCATGGGTGGGTGTTAACGGCATCCACCCTTAACTTTATCTGTCCTTTTATATTCATGCTGATTCTTTATTAAAGAGGAATTTATGCTACTAATCCGTTTTGCCTTGATAGGTTTGAAATAATTGCGTACATTTTATCCAATGCGCCTACACGTTCAGCTACATCAATAAGACTCTCATTTTTCTTTCTGGCGTAGGAACGCAGTGCAATATGATAATTGTAATAAAGGGTTTGGTAAATATGGTCCCACACATTCTTTTGAGGAACATTGAAGTGCATGGAATATTTGTTTACCAAAGCACGGACTTTATCTCTCATGCTTAATTCAGGAACAGCATCAGTAGAAAGAGGGAGTGATAACATGTCTTTCTGCGCTTCTTCCCGAATAGCTAATACCTCATTAACTTTCTGCTCAACGGTTGACAATCTCTTTTCATGTTCTACCATGATCTGACATTGTTTGAGAAGCATTTCAGCCGGGGAAAGATTGCTTTGTTCTGTTCGCTTTTCTATTTCTAATTGTTCCCAACGTAAAACCAATTTAGCCCTTGCTTCGTCATTGAATTTTGTTGCGACATATAAACATTCGGTTTTTGTCAGATAATAGCATGGTCTATCTTGCTTATTAGCATCTTTATACGTGCCCAGCGCAAAATTGCGCCCGGCTATTTTTAACCAAGATTCTTCCATGTTTCGAATTGAACGCATGACATCTTTGTGTTCTCTTTCGGTAATCTGTGCAATTTCTAACGATGACATTCTACCATCGTTAGAAGTAATAATCAATTCTTCCATATTTGTGTGGTTTACTTATTTTTCAAACGAATCAAGATAAAGCTGCGCCATGCAAGCTCCGTGATAATCAAGGCTTGCCTTATGCGTTTTGTGGAACTCAGCAAACTTTCTGAAGTTGCCGGAACTGAGAATAAAGTAATACGCCTGATTCTTGCAGTTCTTTTCGATCTCTAATTTTTGTCTTACTTGGATTAGTTGTTGTTGCAACTCTTTTACTTCGGAAAGTAATTTACCCTCGTTTCGTCGGGGTGGACGTGCTGTAATGGTACTATGATTCACATTACTTACAGATTCACTTCGCTTTGCCATACGTTGATGAATTATAAGTTAATAAAAATAAGAAAGTCGCCGACTTCCTGTTCTTTTGGCAAAGCGAACATAACACTTACAAAGAAGGCTATGCAACTCAGGACTTCGACGACTTATAATTTACTTATGGATATAAGTCACGATATGGTATAAAAAATACCTTCATTTGTAATTTGTGGTGCTCGCTTTGCCAATTGAGCACCACAAATATACGGCTATTATCCATAATTGCAAAATTTAATGTAAGATTTTATTTCCTGTCTTCATCGGGCTGAATATTCAGAAATCCCAGGCTTCCATCATCATTATTTTCCATTATCCAAAATAATCGTTATATAAATCTTCAAATTTTTTTCCGATGTATTCTGCATCATCAGATGTACCGCAGCAAAGCCGAGAGCCGGGGTACGCGTCCTTACACGTGCAGTACGTACCGTAGTAACGAAAACCGGAGGAACGCCAAATAAAATACGGATAATATTTATACTGGCTTGAATTGGAGTAATCTGCTTTCCAATCGTTGTTCATTTTATTTGCAGCTTTGAAGATTGTTTTCAATTTCATGAATGCGATTTCCGACTTTCCGAGTCCACAGTCCATTAAATGCTGTTCGTCAATCGGCTTTTCTCCTATGATTTCACAAGCATCATAGTATGTCTTTACTGCGTCTTGAAAGTTTTTCAGAAATGTTGTCTTCCCGAAGTTCGATTCAAGTACTTCTTTGAAGTTTTCGGATGCTTCAAAGTAGAGTTTCTTTGCTTGTTCTTCCGTTATCTCTAATGTCTTCTTCATGTTTTTTCTTTTAAAGAATGAGTAAATATTCACGATATAGTTTTTTGAATTGTTCTGCGGCGTATTCGGCTAATTCTCTATTCTTAAAGCAAAGCCGAGAGCCGGCGTACGTGTACGTATGCGCGCAGTACGTACCGTCGTAACGAAAACCGGAGGAACGCTGGTCTTCTCCTTTTTCAACGTAAAACCAGTTGTAATACTTACATTCATCCCAATTTGACCAATCTGGTTCCCAACCTTCATTCAATGCTCTGATAATAATTGTAAGCTTGTAGAATGCGATAATTGATTTCCTATCTTTCTCCGGAAGCATATCTACAACCGGCAGGTCGTTAGGGTTAAGTCTGAGATGCTTGCAAGCATCCTCGAAGGATTTAATTTTGTCTGTGATTTTTTCCATGATATTATAGTTTTAGTGTTATTGTTGTGGTTTTAAATTGTCCGGTATGCGTTCTTTGTCGTCCGGTATGTAGGGGATCACTTCTACAAACTTCGTATCTTCGATTTTTACTATCTCATAGGGTATTACAAATGTTGACAGTGATTTTTCGAGGTTATCCAATGCCCGGTTGATGTTTGCTGCGGCAACTAGATAATGAATTGAGGATTCCTTCTCTTTACCGAAGTTATCGCTATCGGTTATTTTAACTGTTGCTTTGTAGAGTCGGTCATCGTTTTCGTCATTTGATTCAATGTATTCTGTTATTTTTGACCGTTTCAGGGATTGAATGAGGTAATCCCCCTGAACTATTTCGGATAACTGCCTGCAACTCCTTTCTTCTGTTTCCGAAAAGCTCATTGCATCTATGAGGTATAATTCAGTCACTTTCTTTGCTTTGCCATTCTCATTTACTTTTTCGTATTTTACTGTGGATTCAAAATAGGTTGCTGTCATAATTCAATTATATTATGTTTATTCAATAATTTATTCACACTTAGTTAATTTCCCATTAATTAGCTTATACCAAGTATTGGACTTGACTTTTTTACCGTCAACTTTAAAAGATTTAACACACTTTATTGGATATGTATTCCCATCCCATTCTCCCCGTTCAGTAAGTACGATCCAGCATCCAAGTGATCCTTTTGCCTTGCAGTCATATCCAGTAACGATAGCAATTGATTCAAATCCTTCAACGCTTGCTGCCGATCGGTTACCCGTGTTGGTTGCTGCCGATTCGTCACCCGTGTTGGTTGCTGCCGATCGGTCACCTGTGTTGGTTGCTGCCGATTCGTCACCTGTGTTGGTTGCTGCCGATTGGTCACCCGTGTTGGTTGCT